GGATGTGTAATTTTTAAGCGTGCTTCGAAATTGGTGGTTAAATTGCCATTCAGTGGATTGGATAATTCGAATAATGTTACTTCATCTTTATTGAGGAGGTCTTTGTCATATTGGTTGTACTGCATAAACAGTGGCTATTGTTTTTGGCGGCAGTTGGCAACACATATGACCCACCTAGCGAGTTGTTGATAATATGGAATGCTATCTAGGGCCAATAGGCAAGTGTCTTGATTTAACGGTATGGAAATTTGGTTGTTTTTATCATTTAATTGTTCAATGACCAATACATCTTCGGCAAAGGCTTTAACATGCTGGGTTATTGGCTTGAGGCCATCGCATTGTAAGTGGCCATGAGATTTAGTCAAAGGGTATATATTATAGCAGGTGCGTATATGCTTATGATCTTCAGTTATTTCAACAAGGAATTTCGCACCGCTCCGCTTGTGTATAAATATCGGTGTATTTGCTTCAACGTAGTTCTTCTTGGAGTGTGGGCCAATGGTCTCAAAATTGTAAATAGTGGTTTCAGCAAGTATTTTTGTCCACAATTCATTGGAAAGATTAAACCTTGAGTTTAGTTGGGGCAGCTGGCCTCCAAGATTTATAATATAGCGATATTTGAGGGCTTCTCTTACAGCATAAAATTGAGTTAATGTGCGGATAGAATCAAGCGTTGGATGGCCGTAAAGGTAATCTTTCGGTTCAACATTAGTGAAATCAATCTGCCTGAAGATAGGGGATGGGTTTTCGTTTATTAGAGCGTTCATCGATTCGTTTGAATTAGCGGTAACCATATGCATAAGAATTGGAAATTCATTTTCACCTTTTTTGGTATAGATAACTTTCGCTTTAGAGCAGTCATCCATTTTGCCTGCGATAGCTCTAATTATTGTTGTTGGATAAACCATGCTTTTGATGTGAGCTATTTCACTTGATAAGAATTGGGTATATTTTGAGTTCTTAATTTGTTCTGGCAATATGCTATGGAGATCATTTTCATCATATAATTGTTTCCAAGTCTGTCTCTCATTGTCAAATTGGTGAAATTTAAAGTAATGGAACCCACTAATTTTATGGCCATGCGAACCCGTCGAAAAATCTTTTCTAATTTCAATCCCTACGTGTCCGCATTCCTTTGTGAAAAATCTCTTAAGAGTTTGAGCATAAATTAGTGACCATTCACGATTTTGTTGAAATTTTTCTTTTATTTTGGTCATCTTCACTGGTATTTCGTATTCAATGACGTTTTCTTCATATTGGATCGTCCTATATTCATTTCCGAGTGAAGGTCTCCATGGTATCTTCTCTGATACAAACATCATCCCCCTATCTGGAAAACATGATTCGTATTCCCTAACATCTTGGCAAATTCCAGTTAAGAATTGAAGCCTATGTTCAATGCTTTTGATCATTGCATCATCCGTTAAATTCTCTTTATTTGTGCAGCATATAGCATTCTCCATACTTTTTAGATTGTTATTAACATTCGGTCTAAAGTTATGAGCATTGACCAAGTTTCTGAAGAATTCTATTGACTTATTAGTCATAGTTTTGTTAAAGCCACGAGCCACGACTTTATCCAACCAAGACTATTGGTCAAAGATTGATTCTTGTAGTTGCCTAGCTCGGTCTGTATGTGTTATGAACAGATAGTAAGCTAGAGCACAGAGTGTATTAGTTCCGTCCCTGACAGAAGCTATTGTCGAATTTCTGTGATCGAATTTGAGGTTTGGGGTTTGGG